CCGTTTCGATTTCTTCCCTTAGACCTCTCCCAAAACAATAGTATAACGTACGAAATTGTTCAAATCGTTCAACTGTGTTGTGGAACGATTGTTCACTATCCGGAGGCAAACTGTCTGGTTCTTCTGCTTTAATACGCTGATACTCGCGAATAGCTCTTCCATATGTATTTATTTTTTCCGCAATGATATTCAGTGTTACTACGCGACCAAAATCTAATGCCTTCACTGTACCAGAATCTAAATCAATTAAATTATTTTCTCGATGAAGGTCGCAATGGAGAACTCCGTCTTCCAAATACGTTACCAAGGCGATAGCACATAACTGTTTTATTGAGTCGTTCCTTTGTCTAGGTTCTGTAACGCGACTTAGCGGTATACCTTTTAAGTATTCCATTGTCATAATACCTAGACCGTTGCCTTTGCGAATTTCGCCGGAAACATAGTCTTTTATATGTGTGAAATTGTGAAATATTATGTCAGCTGTGTCTCCTGCTTGTTTGGATTCAGTTAATATCGCAGCATTGGTTACTTTTGCACATATTTCAGGCAATCCATTTACCATACGTCGATTCCATAATCCTTGTTGTAACGTTGCCTCATCATAAAACTCCTTTGGTAACATAAGTTCTTTTGAGAATCGCTTGGATGATTTAAGTGCGTAGTTTGGAATTATTATACCGGGGCGTCTTGTTAAACAAATTTTGAACAAAAACAATTCTACCGGGTCATCATTATCATCTACGAAATTGGAGTATTTTTTTGGTATTTTCAACAAAACGACAAATGAGAAAACAGAATCAGCAGAGATCAATTGAAAGGCCGCTTTTGGATGTAAAATCATTGGTAAGATATATTGGTCAAACACCAAAGAAGGTTCGTAATGACTTTCAGGATCTCTATTTCGAAACTCAATCCTTAATTTATAACCACCTTTTTGTGAAACCATTTTAATAATATATAAAAATAATTTAAAAAAAAACAAAATGAAAACAAAATCATTAATTCTAAAATATGGCACAATTTAGTGAACTTTCTCTACGTGTTACTAAACAACTTGACAAAGAAGAGAAAAAGACATTTGGAATATTTATAACCCCAGAAGTAATTACAAATAAACTTTTTTCTTCCGTGTTAACACATGCGTCGGCTTCACAACTATCCATTACCAAAATACTTGAACCCTCTTGCGGCACCTGCGAGATTATTTATGCTTGCGATAAGTATTTCAATAATATCGAAATGGATGGGGTTGAACTAAACGACACGATTTATGAGGCGATTCAGACCTTGAATTTTCAGAATAATGTAAGGCTGATTCATGCGGACTTTATTAAAATGGATTTTCAAGGGGTGACGTATGATTTGATAATTGGTAATCCACCTTATTGTGTTTGCGAGAAAGGTTATCTGGTAGACCCTCTGTTTAAACCTTATATTGTGGGTCGTCCCAATACGTTTGGACTCTTTCTTTTAAAAGCAATTAGCCTATTAAAAGAAAATGGAATCTTGGCCTTTATTGTTTCAAAGAGTTGTTTAAACGCCGCTTACTATTCAAAAATCCGAAACTACATTAAGGGCACGTGTCGCATACTTGAACTGATCGACTTTGAAGATGATGCTAAATTTATTGATACCGAACAAAGTACAGTAGGTTTTGTGCTACAGAAGAAGGGGGTTAACCTCCCGGTTACAAAGCGAATAAAAACGCAAACGGATCCACAGTCAGTCTGTAAATATTCTGTATTACTTGGCGAAAATTACATTTTCACGCACAACGCAAAAAAATTAAACTCTATTTTAGAAGGAGCGACCACATTATATAACTTGGGTTTGCGTGTGCGAACCGGTTCAGTGGTATGGAACCAAGTCAAAGACATGTTAACTTCGAACTCAACCAAAACAATGCTTGTTTACAACTCAAACATCATGCCGGATAATACAGTGGCACCAAGAACGTTCTCCAATGAGGAGAAAAAACAGTATATTGAAATAGAGGGTAAAACGGAACAAATATTAGTGGTAAATCGAGGAAATGGAAACACCAAGTACAAGTTACAGTACGCACTGCTTGGTACGGGTAAGCCGTATTTGGTGGAGAATCACCTAAATGAGATTTATTACGACGGGTTAGAACATATGCGGAGTGTGCTGTTTGAAACGGTTATTAAGAGTTTTCAGAGCCCGAAGACCCAACTATTTATAGATTTTTACTTGGGTAATAATGGTCTCTCCAAAACCGAGTTGGAAACTATTTTTCCTATTTATAAATAAATAATATATATATATAAATAAATTAATTTATACCGATTAATGCGAAAAAAATCAACGACAATAATTGTGTATACGGTAGTTGTAATTATGCTAGCCCTACTTTTATATTATGCGTACATAACATATTCACGAATTAATACTTGGAGCGATAAAAAAAGAACATTTTTTGTTACTGATAAAGAATTAAACAAAATAGAAAGACGGCATGTGTTTAATGAATTTAATCAAGACAGAGTTCAAGCGGTTAAAAATTATGATGCAAGACGCGAGTTTGACAAAAGTAAACCTTCTATTGAATTAAGACCTGGAAGGGGTAGAATAGGTTCTCATTATTTGAAACCACGTCCTAAAATAAAAGACCCAGAAAACACAGAAAACACAGAAACAAGAAGCCCATTTCATGATTCTAAAAAAAATGTGGTCGCCTTAACACCGAATTTTAACAACGAGGAGAATGGGTTTTTAGGCGGAATTGTGCGTACAAAGAAATATAAGAAAAGTAAATTCAAGAAACGTCGCTAGTTTTTATTTTGTAAACTTAATTTCCACCTTGGATTACAGAGCCCCATGGAGTTTCCCCAGTTAATGCGGACGCGAATGTCGAATTCACAATTGTCTGTCTTCAAGACAAAATAGGATTTATCTTCCACATAATCTGCTGAAATAATTACCATCGTGTCAAACGCCGCATATTCTACATTAAACTTTATCAAATCCCACAACAAAAACACCTTTCTTTTTTGACTCTCTCTAATCTTTTTTTCTAACTTGTCGAAAAAGAATGACCTGACGTAAAGTTGTAAGTAACTGGCAATGGATGTATTCGCTAATTTGCGTTTTTCTGCCGTGGCGGTTCCCTTGCAGTCGTGTAAATTGGCGAAAAATGGATGTTTGTATCTGATATCGTAGACGTATTTCAAGTATGTCTCCTTAAACGGTTTGGGTTCTACAATTTGAGAATCCAGTGCCATATAATCGTCCAAAAAATAGTCGTAATAATATTCCGCATAGGACACGTGGCACAACTCGTAATGTTGAATACAATCCTTGTCGTATAATTCCAAGAACTGAGGTAATTCGTTTACTTTACTACAGTTATGTTTAAACTCAACAAGGACAGCGTGAACTTCTCGACGCACATTGGTATCTCGGTCGAGTTGGCCTAAGAAACAGACAATAAAATCGTAATTATTTCCCATACCACCTTTGTGTTGAATTCGTATCTCTTTAAATAGTTCGTGTGGGCATAAAGAAGATAATGCGGTAATAAATTTCTCTCTGATTGAAGTCCAGTAAACACCATATTCTGGGTGCTCTAAATAATATTTGCTAATCTGAATAATATTATTTAAAATATCCTCGCGAAGTCTGTTTGATTCTGCGTTGCTAGACCGATCATTGCCCTTTGACAGAAAGAGTTGAATGTCTGACGCATTGATATCTATTGGACCCATTTTTCTTGTGTTTTATAAGTTAAATACTTTAAATATCTTTATTTACTTTTACAATGCTTTATATAATATATTAATATTCTTAATTATTGTAAACAATTCAACAAGCTACATTTCTAACAAACAATTTTATTTTTCACTTGAAAACACATGATTCACCAAGTAAATGACATCTTCTTCATGAAAGTAATCTTCATGATATGCCAACAAATATCTTGGTGATGTGTCGCTGGAAGCAATTTTCATAATCGCAAATACTTCTATACAACAAGTTTCGTAAATCATGTTATAAACGGAAGAAACCTTCTTATGTGCTATAAAAGTAGGATTAAAAAAGAAAATGTCGTTGAATTTCAATATTTTTCGGCCGTTGATTTCAGCTGGCCTTTTGGCAAAAAGCGTTGATTTTCCAGCAGGAGTGAAAAATAGAGGACATGTGAGTGGGGGGCATCTTGGACCAATTAGGAATTTTTTATCTCTATATTCTTTTTTAACGTCACTTATAGTTCCGTCTTCAAATAATATAATGATGGTATCTGTTTCGGTCGTTTCATTTTCATTACCTAAAACCCGGCTGATTCGGTTATAAATGGTTTCCGCATTCAAGTTAAATATTACTGTGATTTCCGCATATTTCATTGTAAATTTTACAAGTCGATAACTTATTATTAGTTAAACTAAAAAAATATGAATAAGAACCAAAGATGAACTTAAAATGTAATCAAAATAAATAAAAAAATTCCGACTAATACTTAAATACAAAAAACATTAAAAACTCATTCCGTAACAAACTTTTCCAAACAAGACTTGTTGGGTCGGTTCCCCCGAACTTTTAATCCGACTCTAAAAAAACAGGCTTCCCACATTTTCAGTTCTTCGAATTATCAAAGACAATTTATATTTTTTGTAAAAAAAAGAGAGAACGTAAAATAAACTTCTTGGAAATTTTATTGTCACAAAATCTTTGAAGGGTGCAATTATTAAAATGTAAAGGATTTAAAACGTCTTCACAATATTAATTACAGCATTAAACAAAAATGGTAAAAATATGTGCCCTGGAATATCCCAAAGAGGTAGAAGAATTGTACAAAGAATTTTATTCCAAATTTTCTTATGAATTACATGATTTTCAAAAATGGGCAATACAAAGTATAGTCACAGGAAATCACATACTTATTACTGCTCCGACGGGGACCGGCAAGTCAATGCCCGCCGAATTCGCGATAGATTTTTTTCATTCTCAAGGCAAAAAATCTATTTATTGTAGTCCGATTAAAAGT